CGCCTGACCGCAACCTTCCATGGGTGAACCGGTACGTCTCCAAATATGGAGTCTAACGGTTCATGGGGAGGACGCACCGACACGTCGGCGCGTAGTAATCTCCTCCACCCAAGCAGCGGGGACGTGATGTCCTTACTTTCGACCTCTTTGACGAGGTACTCAGTCCGCTGATAACGCTTCCTCCACCGCTTCTGAAGACCCTTATTCAGAGCCTCTGCCGTGGAGTGTTCCTCGACTTCGATACATGGAATTCCCGAGGTGGGCATACCGTAAGGTAGCTTCCCATACAGGTCTTCGATCTTAGTACGGAGGAAGTCACTTGTTTTCCAAAACCCTTTTCTGAAGAACTTGTTCATCAGAGAGGTGTAGCTGGCAAGTTGACTCGCGTTCGAAGGGCTTCGAGTCCAAAGGGTTTTAGCCCGCAGGGGCGTGACCTGAACACCGTTGAAGGCATCCATTCCACAGCTTTCGCGGAATTTCCCTCTGAAAAATGACTTGTCCTCGTTAACTGCCAAACCAACTGAGGTTAGCAGCTCTACTACCTCGCGGTAGCACTTTGTCGGCACGATCAAATCGTCGCCATAAACGAAGACAGAGCCAAGTCTCCCTGTTGTCTTACAGACCACAGATTCAGCCAAGGACCAAACGCACACCGCCAAAACTGGGAAGCACAATGCTGAACCCATAGGGGCGAATTTCGTTAGTCCAATGACACTCCCATCTGGGAGCCGAATTGCGTCACTGCGTGCGGCCATCAGCGCGCGGAACATCTCCTTGGGAAAGAGAGTACGCACGAGGTCCACACTGACCCTGTCAGAGGCCTCCTTCAGATCCAGCGTCGCGTAATCCCCCGAAAGGGACGCAGCTAACGCTTTTTCCTGGTTAACTCCCTGGTTTGCGAAGTTTAGCCGCCCACTTGTGGACGGATGTGACTCGCATCGGTTTACGATCGCCTTACCAAGTCCCCCCTGAATCCACTGGAACTCAAGGGGCTCGGAGGAAATCAACCGAGGGCCGCGTGAATCCTTTGGCACTAAGACCACTTTAGTTGTCCCGTAAGGAACTTCCTCAAGGCCTTTATACCATCGGAGTCTGTCTAGTATCTCCTCACTTCTCCCAGTTGTGAAGTAGGAATAATAAGGATACACCGCGTGGAGGGTGGAGTACTTCCGTGAAAAGTCGTACTTACCATTGAACCTCTCGCCGGTGGCAACAGATCCAGGACCATGTTTTGGGACGATGTCCAAAGGGTCGAACCCTCGGAACAGATCCCGAACAAGCCGCCGTCCGCGTAGGATAGCGGGGCTGTTCTCAATTCTTGGGCTATCCCTGAGCTCACGCTCAGTAGCCACAAAAGTAGAAACCACCTTTTCCTCCTGTGAGGGAGTGTAGGGCAATTCCAAC